TGCTTCTTATTTAATATTTGCCAGGGGAGATTCAGGATATACATATACAACAAATGGGACTGACTACACAGATAAAGATGCTTCATCTGATGTAAAAAACAAAGTGGCATTCTTTACAATATGGCATGGACAATTATGGGGTATAAAGAAAGATGGAACATTATTACAATGGGCATCAGGACCAACTGCACTTGCTACTCCAAAAGCACAACTGCCACTACCAGATAATTCAGTAACAGAACTATTAGTATACCGAGATGCAGCTGGTAGTCCTATCATATATGCAACAACTAAGGTTGGATTATGGGCATATGACGAAACAAATAACAGATGGGAAGAAACAGAACTTCGTGTACCATTCCATGAAGCAGGTGGTAAGGGTGCTATAGTTTGGAGAGACTCAATATATTTCCCAGCAGGTAATGCTTTGTATAGATACCAAACAGGCTCAAATACAGCAGTTGTGAGTTTAGTTGGCTTTGATAGAGACCATGGATTGCCATCAGGATATGCTGGGGAAATAACAAAACTTATAGGTACTCACAATGATTTATTAGTTCTTTTGAATGGTGATATTACACAAGAGTATTCTATTTTCCCAACTGGTAGGCAGTCATCAGGTATTGGTGGTACATCTCCAGTAGTATCAGGTAAAGGTAAATCAGCTGTATTAGGTTGGAATGAGGGTGCATGGGAAGTGTTATGGGCAGGAGAGAACAACTTGCCACTTACATCAGGTCATGTAGGTTCTGCATACAATAAATATAGACTGTGGTTTGGGTTTGGTAGTGTTGTGTACTGGATAAAACTGCAAACAGATATTATAAACCCTGACCAAATAGAAGACTTCCAGTACGATACTGGTGGTGGAACTATGGAAACACCATACTTTGATGGAGGAGATGCTGCAGGTAATAAGACTGCTGTGTCACTACGAGCCATAACAAGTAACTGTTCTACAAATGTTAACATCCAGGTAGAATATGCTACAGATTTTAATGAGTCATATACAAGTATGGGAACTATTACAACAAATGGAGTTACAACTTATACGTTTGGATCTGGTGCAGGTGTAGAGTTTTCTTCAATAAAGTTTAGGATTACTATGTCTACCAATAACTCGGCAAGTAGTCCTGACTTGAACTTGTTGGAATTAAGATTCAGAGAGAAGATTCCTCCTAAGTTTGGGTTTAGTGTAAATATAGACGCATCTAAATCATTTGCTGGGAAAACAGTAAAAGAACAAATAGATAATATAACCACAGTTATAAATACTAATACGTTAGTAGCGTTTACCTATAAAGACAATGACTCAGATAGAACTTATAATGTAGACTTAGTAGCAGCATCTGGCTTTGAGTATACAGGTTTGGATGAGAGAGGACAGATGCAATTACAGTTAGTTGAGTTATAATGGCAACAAGTATCGCAGAAATACCAACACCTGAATGGTGGGTAGGAAGTGGACCAGAATACCTTTGTTGGCAAGCTCTGCTAAAATTAGGGTTGAAGCCTGATATAGATTTTCAATATCAGTCTCAACTAGCAGGAGGAAGACAGGACAAGGGGGGTAGGGTTATAGATTTCTTAATCTTTAATCCACCAAATATAGCAATAAATGTTCAAGGAGTGTATTATCACTACGAGAAAGGAGCAGCTGTAAGACAGTCTGACATATTAACAAGAGCATTTCTGGCGGCAGAAGGCATCAATCTTATATTCATCGATGAAGATGATTTGATAGATGATGCAAGAAAGATAGTAGCTGATGCTCTAGCAGGTATAGATAGATCGAGAGCTGGAAGATAAATTATGGCAATGACATTAACAGGGTTTGTATTTGACTCTTCAGGAAACGCAGTTTCTGGAGCAACAGTACAAGGTTATGTAAGTGCAGACAACGCAACTACTACAGCTGAAAGTGCAACAACTACAGACTCAAATGGTAAATGGAGTATAACTACTTCAACTGCAGCACGAATACCAATGGATGTAAAGATTACATTCGGTGATAGTGTACGTTGGTTGAAAGCAGGAGATAGTATAAACGTATCTAAACTAACACTAACAGACACTCTAACTGTTGGTGAAGATGACGTAGGATTTGATGTAACTTTCCATGGTGCTTCAGCAGGAGCTGCTATGATCTATGACGCATCAGAAGATACTCTTGAAATCAGAGGACCTTCGGCTGATGCAAGTACAAGTACAGGTAAACTACTACTGACAACTGCGTTAACAGATGTAAATGCCAATGATGTACTAGGTGATATAACATTTAAAGCTCCCTTAGAAGCTGGCGGAACAGATGCCATAACTGCTGCTGCTTCTATAACTGCTGTTGCACAAGGTACATTTGCTGCCGACTTAAATGCAACAGACTTAGTGTTTAGTACAGGATCATCAGGAGCTGCAACAGAAAAGTTTAGATTTACTAGCGATGGTGAACTAGGAGTAGGTGGAACTAACTATGGTTCTAGTGGTGATGTACTAACATCTGGTGGTGCAGGTTCAGCACCTAGTTGGCAAACACCAACAACAGGTGACATTACTGGTGTTACTGCAGGTGCAGGTTTGTCAGGTGGTGGTACTTCAGGTGGAGTAAGTCTTGCTTTAGATTTATCAAGTGGATTAAGTGATGTTACTCCAGCTAATGGGGATAAACTAGCAACTTTAGATTCTGATGGTTCTACAGAACAACTTACAACTATAGCAAACCTAGCAACATTATTTGCAGGAACAGGTTTGACTGCATCTTCGTCTGTGTTGAGCGTAGATGATGGTACAGCTTCTGCTAAGGGTGCTGTAATTGTAGCAGGAGGAAGTGGAATTACTGTAAGTTATAGTTCAGGTACAGCAACTGTAGCAGGAGATGATGCAAGTACATCTGCTAAAGGTGTTGCACAATTTAGTTCTGATAACTTTGCTGCATCT